CTCTACCACGCATTGATAGACTAGATAAACATCTGCTTTTGTTGCATCATCTTGACCCATGCTCTGTGCTTAAAGTAATAGCGCATTTGTAGGTGCTTTTACTACTATTTCTCCATCTAGAGAATCAACTTCTAAAGTTAATGTATCCTGCTTTTTCTTTTGCAATTTTTCCTTTTGAGCTATAAGTTTTTCAATTGTTAATTTCTTACTCATTTAGTCAACCTCCTATATTAAATCAATTGTTTCATAATCGCTGAAGGCAAAGCTAACATCTTCTGAACCTTTAGTCTTTTGTTCAAACTTCATTAATGTAAAAGAATCCATCGTTACATCATATATAGCTACTCTTTCAGCTCCAAAAGCATCAGGATCTGCAAGTTTACCCACTATCTTCATTCTAGGAGTTTGTCCCTTTTTTATTCCTTCAGCCATCTTTTTTGTCATTCTGGAATAGACTTTCTTAATAGTCATACTTCCTGTGCCATTCCAGCCAACTTGTTTTTTATATGTCGCAAGACTCCCGGCCATATTAACATCTTCATAATCCGGATTTACAACTGCTTCAAAAGACTCTATGTCTAACCAAGGTTCATTATCAACCCAAACTTTACCGTGAGTTCCATTTATAACTCTTTTAGCATCCATTTATTCAATACCTCCTTACACCAATACTAATGCCATAGTTAAATCTTCCATAGCATCTAAGAATTTAAGGTTTCCATCTAAATATACATTAGATTGGAATGCATTTTCTTTAACTTCTTGTTCATCCCATTCAGTAGTATCAGTTCCAATACTTTCCCAGGCTAACCTTTGGGTTTCTACATCTATTCCTACTGTATTATCGTAGTTAGGATCTAATACATCTCCTTGAAGTCCTTTAAAATAAGCCATAACTGCCGTGATAAATAACACTTGGTTATCATAGCTATTATTTACCTTACCAACGTACTCATTATTAAATGTACTCTGGATATCAGTTTTAATTAAATCCATTCCTTCAACTATTTTGATTTTCTTAAATATCTTTGATTTTTCTTCAGTTGTAGTTGTTAAACTGTTTACTCCTCTAGCTATCTTGATTTTACCGTCCTGCTTTATCAAAATTAACTTACCTGCATCAATATCAGCATTAGCATCGCTTGATTCCGTAATGTCATCAACTTCTGAAAGTTCATAGTATGTTGCTGACCTTGTAAGTGGTATCCCTGCTAGTATTCCAGCTATTCTTGCTGTATACTCTGACGCTGTGTATGTATCTACTCCTACTACTATTCCATCAGTTGTGAAATTAACTATACCTTCACTGTCCGCCGCTTCATCTGGAAGTACAGCTTTAAACATATTTCCCGCTGCTCTCATTGTTCCTATCCATGTTGCTATGTCCGGTGTATCTAGTGAAGCTATTCCTGGTATAGCCAACCAATTGAATTGCTTAGTTGCTAATATGCTTAACTGTGCTGTATAGTCCACGTCAGTTGTTGCACCTCTTATTACGATTACCTTTGAAGGCAATCCTTTAAAAGCCTGTGCTATATAGTCTTGACTTTCTGCTGTCCATTGATCTGATACTACATCTGTTGGTAATTTGAATTCATTTATTTCGTCACCTGACGTATCGTCCCTAAGTATTAAAGCAACTATTCCTCGTTGAGACCTTTGAACAGCCGATACAGCCAAGGTTGAGAATCTTATATCTATTTCTGGTAGACCCATATTTTCAACTCCTTATTATATTTTTTTCAATTGTTTATCTAATTCTTCTGCTACTATATTATGGTACTCTCTTTCAACCAAAGCTTTAGACCTTTTAAAAATATGTCTTCCTTCTACGTAATCTCCCCCTTCTTGTTCATGTCCAAATTCTATTAAATGAGCATGTGGGGCCTTACTGTCAGAATAAACTCTAGTAGTCCATTCGTCTGCATTTGATTTAAAAGTTTTACCTCTCTTAATCGATCTAAGATAATTCCCTGTCTTTCTTTTTACTGTTCTTTTTGCCTCTTTTTTTACTATATTTCTAGCTCTTAGACCTACTTTATTCATTACTTTTTTTGATTCTTTTGGAAAATGATTTTCAAAATATTCAAGTTTTTCAAACCACTCATCAAGTTCCCTATCATCTATTTCAAAACTAACTGCCATCGTAATACAACTCCTCCATCTTAGGTAATACTTCTCCTGATTCTTCTTCAGAATCATAATATTCAAGCTCAAAAGTTACTTCTAAGGTTTTATTTATTATGTCAGATTCTATCTGATCTTTAATATCTATATGCCTACCTTTAACTTCAAAACCTTTTCTAATGGCACTTTCAATTAAGTCCTGCTTTTCTAGTAATTCATCTTTATACTCGTTTCTATCTGAAGGAAAGTAATATATAGTAACTGATATTTCTCTTTTAAAACAATGATCGTAGTCAGTTCTATAAGAATAATCATAGTCAGTAAAAAAAGATGGTCTATCAAAACCTTCTTTAATATCATTTGCATATATCTCTATATCGGGAAAATTATCTTCAATAACACTGTTTATTGCTGTTTTAAGTTCCTTTAGACTTATCATTACTCAATCACCTCTTCAGCAAATATTTCAAGCCATTCATCTGAAAAATATGGATTGAGAATGTACTTTATGTCAAATCTTTTGCCCCGGTACATGATATACATGTTTTTTGTTATTTCTTTGTTTTCTATGCCGTTATTTAAATATTTGCATGAATTGTATCTGGCATAAATCTTATGAGTTACATTAGCAAGAATTGTATCCGCTTGCTGGGTTTGTAATTTCCCAGTTTGAGGTACTATCTGTACCCAAATAGTATCAACTTTTTCAAAATCAAAGACAGTTTCCTTCATATCGTTCTTGGTTTTCACCTTTGCATATACATCAATTTTAGAATTTAGAGGTCTTTGGGTTTCAGCCATTTTATTACTCTTACTCTTGAGCATCTGCATCAACCGCCTTTTTCAACTGCAATCTAAATAATTCACTTTTAAAATTCTCATTAAAGTACTCTAAAGCATTATTGTAAGCATATCTGCAGTAATCAAGTAGTAGAGCTTTAGGTTGTCCTTCAGTTGTATAATCAAGCACTAGACCAGTTCGTTCATTAAGATAGTTTTCCCCTCTATCGATTATATTCTGTAGTTTAGCATCTTCATCATCCCATGTTATTTTTAAATATTCTTTTACTTCATCAAGCATTTTATCACCTGCTCCAAATAAGATAAAAGAGGCTGTTAAGCCTCTTATCTATAGTCTCAATTATGATTTAGTAACTGTTACAGTGTAAGTAGTGGTGTTGCTTTCGTTAGTTACTGTAATTACTACTGTATTTTCACCAGCTTCCCAAGTTGCAGCGGTATCATTATCATGGGCTGTTCCATTTACAGTAATTGCTACAGTTGCATCTGGATCTGAAGCTAAAGCTTTAATGTTGTTAGATGCAGCAGTTGTAGCAGCTGTGTATTCTGTAGTTCCTGAATCAAATACTGGGTCTAGTGTTAAACTACCCATTGTAAGTGAATCTAAGCTAGAATCCGCTACTGGATCCATATTTGAAATATCGAATAACAAGAAACTATCATTATCTACAGGTTTACCATTAGCATACTGCTTCGTAATATAGGTTCTTTCATCTTCAAGGAATTTGTAATGGTCACTAAAGTCCAGCTTCCTACTAGATCCAACTCCCATGAAGTAATCTCTAGCTACCCCAGCTATCATTTCACCTTTTGTTACTGCTAGGGACTGAACTAATTTAGCTGGTATAGGAAGAACTCCATATACATAAGTTCCTAGATCAGTTAATTTTGTTGTTTTAGCAAATATTTTTTCCCAATAATCCAAAGGATTTACTATCATAAGTACATTAGATACTTTTCTAGTACCATCTTTAGTTAATGGGGCCATAACCTTTTGACCTAAAATTGATGGAGTAAAATCAGTAAGTGCAACAGCTGTTTTCTTACTATATACACCTTCTACTACAGCTCCTTCTAGGTCTCTATCCATACCTATTGGTTTACCGTTTCCATCACCTGCAACTATAGCAAGCTCCAAGGCTATTGCCATTGATTCAGCTAAAACTTCTCTCACAAACCTATCTAACCACTGTGGTCCTAAGTCAAGCATTGCTTTTGCTACTGGAAGATAAGCACTAAGCTTGTATAATCCAGTTTCTTCTTTCTTAAATGCCATTGCAAGTTTCTTTTGTATTGCATCTGTTAATGCTCCCCACCAAGCCGCTTCAACTTCATCATTTCTTGTTACCCATTCGGTAACTCCTGTGGTGTTTTTGAAGTCGATTTCTGATAATAGAGGATGGTTCTTTCTTAAATCTTCAAATATCCTATCAAAGATTGTTGCTGGCATAAGAGCTTCTGTTCCCGCAAATCCTTCTGTTCCTATTACTTCATTATAGAACTTTCTTTCTTCTGCAGTTAGAGGGTTTAATCCTCTTTGGGTCATTATCTCCTGGTTGTTTATTTCTTCCATGTGTTTAATTGTTGAATTCTTTGCTTCGTCTATTATCTTTTCTTCAATATTCTTTGCTAAAGCTATTTGAGCTTCTACAAATTTTTCGCTATCGTTACTTTCAATAGCCTCTTTTAATTGATTCTTCATTTCTGTTTCATTTTTGTTTTTTAAATCTTTATTTTCCATTCTTTAATACCTCCAATTAATTTATTTTTTTGAATGAACTAAAAAGAGTAGGTTTATCATCACCTACTACATGATTTTTAACATCTTTTTCTTTTTTTACATCTGCGGCTACTTTTTTACTGTACTTATTC